GTCTTAATCCTTTCATATATAAAAAGTTGTCAGCTAAACCACTCATTGTTAATTCATTTAATGAACCAGTGTTTGAACCTGTACAAGGTAGATGGTCATCCCAACGAACTTCTAATCTTGGTGAAAAAATTGTGTGTGTGTTTCTTGAAAAGAATTTTAAATGCCCAAATGTTGTTGAATTAGTTTCTTGTGTTCCATTAAAACGAATTAACATGCCATTATTTGTTTCTTGTCCTAATAACCACATATTTACCATATTGGTTACGTCAACGTTTACATCAGGTGATTGACTTCTGAAAACTTGATTTGATGAACTTAATGCTGTAACACTCGATGGTACTAAATAAATACTTCCTCCAGCATCAGCCCAAGGGACTGCAGTTCCACCAATTGGATTACTACGATTATCAAAACTACAACCATTAGTGTTTTTTGGATTATCACCAAATTTACCATTACCCTCTACCCAAGATTGTGATAATGGTTGAATCGCTAAATTATAATTACTTGACATTTCAGCATTACCCTCAGCCTCAAATAATCTTAAAAAAAATTTTGAACCTGATTGTGACCCCGTTTGAGGTAATGGAATTACACCATCGGAGATAGACTTTGATAAATTTGTAAATTCTGTTCCAGCAAACTCAACTAATGCTCGTGTTGGATAATCAAATGAATTATTAAAAAATTCTTTTTTGACTTCAAGTATTTGGTCTTTTCCAAAGTTTTGGTCTTTCTCTGTTTCACCTGTTGTTCTATTTGAACCACTTGAAATCCAAGTGTCTTTTGATGGAAAAATAAAATGATGCATTATCTAACTCTCCCTTGTATATTTATATTTGGATTTTTTAATTCAAAAACTGTAGGGGTTGAAATCTCAGGTGGTAAAACAATTGTTCCATCAGTGCTTAATGCATTTTCAAAATCATATTTATATCCATATCCTACAGTCCCCTCACCTGGTGGATTAGATTGATTTACAAACTCATTATCTTGTCTTGCAAATGTGTATGTAGCATTTGGTAAATCAGCGTCACTAATATCACTATTATAATCATCCTTTTGTGTAATGGTTACATGTCCAATGGAACGAACACCTTCAACTCCCATAAGTTCAAACTCTAAATTACTTTTGTAAATTGGTTGATTGAATTGCATATTTTCTATTCTAAAATAATCTTTAATTTTTTGAATACAATTTAATTTTACTTGTTGTTTATCTGCATATTTTTCAGCTATGATATCAAAAATAACCCCAAAATTTACAATGTAACCTTCTGATAAAATAATATCATCAGTTAATAATCTAAAGTTTTCTAAATAGCTTTTTATATTTTGCATTAGAGTTTCAGGTAATTTATTTATTGTAAAATTATCATTACCAACTAATTGTTTGGCATTATTGTATCCTAATAAATAAATATCAACTGTCCCTAATTCATATGATTCCAATTGTCCTTCTAATTCTATTAAGTTTTGTACTGCTGTATTATTTGCATTGTTTAATTGCGTAAGTGCTGAATTAGCTAATGTTATATCTGCTGAGCTAAAATTATTTTCACCATCTCCCACAAGTGTTACTAATTTTGGTAAGAGGTTACCTAAAACACTTATAGAAAATGTAGTTGATTGAGATATTGTGGCGACATCTCCTGCATAATTATTTTCTGAAAATGGTAATTGTACTGGTTTTGGTCTTGTGACGTAAACTTTAGCAATGTTTCCAAACTTTGCAGGAATGTTCATTACTCTAGCTTCATAATCTTCTTTAGTCACACATCTGTTTTGTGTTGAAAAGAACGCCTTAGCTTTTTCTTTTATTTCACTTGAGTCCTCTTCATCTTTTCCTCCTCGAGCTGGATTAAGATTAGTTACACTTGTTAAAGTAGCAGATGTGTTTCCACTTTGAGCAGTTAATGTTGGTGTTGAAGTTATATCTTGACTCGGAACATTTGAATTGATTCCTCCACCCACACGATAAGTGACTGTTAATATTGTCTGATTTGGTGTTTCACCAAGTGTTGAGTATTCATTTCCTAACAATGGGTTAATAGCACTGTTTAAATCATTTGTTTGTCCTGGTATCACAATACCAATTTGTTCCATGTCAATAAATGATTCGTCTATTAGTTGTCCATTTTTCAGTACACCATTACCAAAAACTAAAGAAGTTGTATTATCTAAATTAGTCTCACGAACAAATCTTTTACTTGTATTAATATATTGTAATGAGTATGGTGTAGCTATTTCAGAAATGGATAAACTTAGTTCGTCTTCATAAGCTGTTCTTCTATTAACATCATCAGTGTAATGAGTTTCAATTGGAACTTTATCTTGTGCTAAGAAGTCAACTTCATACCAATTTTGTCCATTTGAATCCACACAAGAAATAATATCAATGACATTTGTATCAGGAATGGTAAGTGTTTTAAATTTTTCTGGCACATCAATTCTAAATTGAATTGTTTTTTGTGTTGCACTCACTGCTCTTACAGTTCTTGATAAAGTATAAGTAGACGCTAAACCAGATGATGCTAAAGTTCCAACAACATCTGTATCATTAGAACCTGTGATTCTAAAATCAATTGGTTCTAAGGTGTTAAAAATTATATCAGAATTAGTTGATGATGGTATTTCAATACCGGCATCAAATATACCAGCTGTAGAATAATCAACTTTAGATGGGTCGGTGGTTGAAGCGTTAACCTCAGAGGTAAAAGTTAAGTCTACAAATGCTGGAACAATTGGTTTTACTTTGTATCCAAACATTTTTGCCATGGTAATTATATTTCGCCTTTCCTCAGCTAATGGCAATAACATTTCTTGATATTGTTTATCTATATAAAATGATAACACATCACCAACATATGCGTTCATTTCCAATAACATCATACCAGGTGAAGTTTCATTAAAATCACGATACGTATCTGGAAAATACGATTTAGCATAATTTATCAAAGATGTTTTTAATGCTGCAAAATCTTTATTTAAATAATTTATATTTGATTCTTTAAAATTTTCTTTACCATATGTTGGCATGTTTTATCTCCAATTAATATCCACCGCCACCACCACCAGTAGTTGTCGTAGTAGTTCCTCCAGTGGTTATAGTTGATTGTTCACTTAAATCACCTGAAAAATTTAATGTTACAGAACTAAGTGTATTAGGGTCTTGTTTTATGTTAAAAATAATCTTTACTCGTATTTCATTATTACCAATTGATGTATCGTCTTGATTAGTTAAAATTTGTATATCTCTTGTTTGTACAAATGGTAACCAAAATTCAAATTTATCCAATATATTGTCTTGTATATTTAAAATATTATTTTCAGATATTTGTTCAAATAAAATTGTTCTTAAATTTAAACCAAGATTAGGTTGAAAAAATCTTTCACCTTCATTAGTTTGTAGTAAGTTACGAATATTATTTTTCACAGCTTCAATTGTTGTTGAAGTTGATGCAAAAAAACCGCCTGTAATTTTATCTCTTCGAATTGGTAAATCAATACCAATTTTTACATTAGTATCATTATCTTCTATAAAAGGTTTTCTTGATATATCTTTAATAGCCATTATAATAAGTCCTCAATATCTTCTCTAAATAATTTTACAGTTGTAAAATCTCTCTGTCCATCTTCATCTTCAACGTCAAAAAAAACTTGTGATTCGGGGTCACGCCCAATATAGACGTATCCATCTGAATTTAGTCCACCTGTATTAGTACCCGTTTTTGTATTTCTTGTACCATCCTTTGAAATTTTAATTGGTTTTACCAGAACATCAGCTGAATTAGTTGTATTTATTAAGTCACCAGTTTGTGTAGTTCGACCTGGTGCCTGTCCTTGTGTTGGTATACCTGACCCAACTTTAACAGAAGATTGTATGTCAGCCTCATGTGATGGAATTGAAAAATTTTCTAAAACAACTTTAGCATTTAATTTTGTAATTTTGAATTCACATGAAGTCAAAAAATTTGCTATAGCTTCAGTTTGATAATGAGCTAGTCTCTCTGCATAAGAACCATCTGATATATCGGGTAAATCCGAAGAATCACCCTGTGGATTTGCATCAACATATGCTGATGTTATTGCATCTAATAAATCTGATTTTAATCCCATTGTTATCTTCCATGTTTGTTCTTTGATTTTTCTATTGACTTTTCTAATACTTCACTATAATTTTTATTTAAAAATTGACTCATTGGGTCACTTGATGGAACAACTTGTGGTTGTTGATTCATCATATCACCATATTGTCCACTCATTAATTCATTCATTCTATCCGAAGTGAACTCTCCACCACCCATCGTTTTCCAATCACCATCTTGAGCTGTTTCATTCAATACATCATTCAATACTGAATTATTTGTATATGATTTTTTCTCAACAATTTTCTTTTTTGTTTTAGGTTGAGATTTAGTTGGTTTATTTAATTCGGTTATTACCTCTTTAATAGCCATCGCAACTTCTTCTCTAACGATTTGTCTAATTATAGTTTTTATATTTGGTTTTTTCTTTTTCATAAC